ATAAACTTATTTGCAATTACATTTACTTTGTTTAATTGCATATATCCATCAGCTAAATAAAAAGAACCAAAGTCAAAATAACATGGCACCTTTTCATTAGTTGCAAATAGATAAGGAGAGTCGATACTGATATCGTATACATGCTCAAAGAATGCATTATTCTTTTTTGTACCTGGGACAGTAATCTGTCTTGTGAAATCAGCAGGCAATACACCTAAATCAAATAGACCTGTGACGTTATCGGAAATCTTTATTTCTTCATCGTCAAATAAGTCCAATTGAGTTTCATTGTTTGCTATTAATCTAAACGCAAATCCTTGTGTACTAATTACGCCCATTAGATTATCAATTTATATTGTTGTCCAAAGTTAAAATCAAATCCGTATTGAATTACTTTATCAACCACACCTGTTTTAAATGTTATAGATTGTGTGCTAATAGTGATAGGTCTTAAATCTCCGTTTGCTTCATCATATACCCAATATATTTCATCAGAAACTAATAGTTGCTTGAATATATCGTTATAATCTTCACTTACCCAATCACTTTGAACTGATATAGATTGTTTTGAGTCTGAAATATAATTCAATACAGAACTATCATAGTTTTGATATTGTAAAGTAGAACCTTGCCAACTACCTAATTGCGGTTGGTAAACTCTTCTTTCAGTATTGAATGATTGTCTGTTAACCATATTAAAGTTAAACCAATCAAATTGTCCGTATCTATTTTTGAATTTAACTCTTATGTTTGGATACTTTTGCTCACATACTATATTGTAAGTGATAGGAGACCCCAAATTCGTGCTTCCTGATTGAGCTTGAATTGTGTAATAAGAAAAACTTCCACTCAAAGGAAACCCACTTTCTGCTGCTCCTATGGGGTATGTCTGTATTTGTTGTGAAGATGTTACACTTCCACTCAATGCTATATATGCAGTTTGTGAGTCCGAAGTATATTTTAATCTTGTAGGTTGAGACCCAGAATTAGCAATACCAACATACACACCAGTCACACCTTCGTTAGTTGTGAATGCAGATTGTGTAGCAGGGCCATCAGTCATTAAAGGCCAGAATGGTGTCTTTGCAGTTATTGGTTGACCTATTGGTTCTTGGAATATACCATAACCATCTAATATTTTGTATGCAGTAGATTTAACATGACTACCTGTAATGTAATCACTACCTGAAATGTATTGTGTATAGAAATCAACAGCATAGTATTTTACATTTGATGTATTTACTTGTGCTAAATCTTGTAATGTTGAATTTAATATTCTACTAAAATCAAATATACCAGTAAAAGAAGTATTTGGAAATTTAGATAAAATGTAATCAGGCACCGATGCAGAGTTTGCGTTCGAACCTGTCCAATAATATAAATCAGCAACATATTGAAACCCTGGGTTTGCCACAATTGAAGTATTCTCAAATACAGAAAATACTATCGGTGATTGTGCCAAAGAAACTACTGCAGGATTTTGAGTTATTGAAATTGACATTTATAATTTGTTTTCTATTTAACCAACTCAAATGGTTTTGTAATTGATGGTTATCTAGCTCCCAATTCTTTTTTAATACTTTGTCTTAAATCTTTTGCAACTTGTTTACCAGCATCCTTTGCATATTTCTTAATTGCTGCTTTAACCGAACTATCTTTCCAAGCTTTAGCTCCATAGTTGATTGATGCTTTATTGCCTGTCTTTTGTTTCCTAACAGTATAACTTACATCAGGGTCATTCCAAAACTTACCATACTTTGCATCTGGTGGAGCAACAAAGAAACTAACTGTTGCATTACCTTTCGTATCGTATTTAATCATTCTATCAGGCGTATTATATGACCTCAATGCATTACGAAGTGTGCCCGTTTTACGAGGTGCAAGTGTAGACCCTACATTACGCAGAGTCTTTGCTAAATCTTTAAGTGATTGTGGTTTAACTGCCATTAACAAACAGGATTAGGATACGACCCTGATGGTAATAAGTTGTATAAACATCTTGGTCTATCGTTGTGAGTTACTAATGTAAATGTTGCAACGTGTCCTGCTAATCCGTTATTAAATCTTTCTACAAATGGCTCACATACAATTTCACCATCAATGTCAAACGATGCTACTGAATATTGTGTAAACGAAGTTAAATCATTTACGATTGCAAGTGAGTTAGCAAGTATATCAATATAGTCATCAACTCCAAAGAATGGAATAGTTTGTTTGTTATATGTAGTTTGTGTTACATTTAATGCACCACCACTTTCATTATCTTTATTCTTTATCTTGTCAGCAACAACTAATTGTATCTCATGTCTAGTCGTACTATCTGAAATCGTAGAACTTAATACATTGACATTACCAAATGGATACATTGGAAACTCTCTGTCATCAACTTCCTGAATATCACCTACCGTTACCTTTGCTAATTGTGGATGATTGGTCATAATAGTTTCCCAATAGTCCAACACATTGTAGTAAAGTGTGTAGTTAACTCCTTGATTATATTGTAAGTAATTACTCATAGTTTATTATAATTGTAGGCCGGAAAAATACTGATTTGTTTGGTCAGGATAGATTTGTGTTTGATTACCAACTGACTCTAAATATTGAGGTATTGAATTTGAGTAAGAGATTAAAAAGTTTTGTAATCTCAATGCCCAATAGTCAGCGTTTTGTTGAGTTTGCTGTTTCAAATAATCAATTTCAGTTTTAGAAGGTGCAACACCTTGTTCACTTTGTTGTTTAACTGCACCATTGGATTTGAATTGTATTGCAGAAAACGGAATATATTCTACACAACTATACCAAATCAAACATGGTTTAACATAGTCTTCCATTAACTCAAAGTATATACCTGTAAATGCATTCTGTGTTTCTATTTGTAATGCAATATAATCATATAATACCGTACCCAATAAGTTTTTCAAATACTTTGTTTGAGCAGTATAAATAAATGGAAGTAGTGCATCTGCATCTAGTGCACCTTGCAGTGGTGAGTTTTTTATAATATCATTTCTTGATACAAATAATGCTGTTGCCATGTGTCTTTAGTTTATAATTGTTTCGTATTCTTTTTCAAAATGAGCAGGCTTAACAAACTTTTCAATTGGTTCGTTAGGTCTTATCTCTTGTACATCTGCTGATGCCTCATCTTCTGTTGCTGCTGGGTTTTCCAATTCCTTATTAGTTTCATCTGATACTTGGTCAATTGTCTTACCTGTTTCTTCCGCTTGTTGTGAAAGGATTGCAAGTGGTGTTAATTGGTCAAAGTATAATTGAGTATTATCATATCCACCCTGTGTAAGTATGTAATCCAATGAATTGATAAGTAAGTTTTGGAAAGGTGCAATAGTCATCGTTTGTAAGATACTAAATGCAGTCATCATCTCCTCACTCTGTGAACTAAATCCATTCGCTTGTGTTCTTATACCAAACAATAGGGGTGAAGTAATTCTATGTGCAACTAATATTCTATCTTGTGCGTATTCTGCAACATACTGAAACTTCTCATGTAGATTGTCAATTTGAATAACATCGATTGTTGGTTTAGTAGTTGCATCATCGTTAAATGATAACATAAACTTACCTGCGTTATTGGTACCTGTAAATTTAGCATATAGTAAATCTTCAATCGTTTGTCTTTCTTCAGGAGCAGGAACACCATTATTCATATTCAACATCACCATTGGTAAGAAACCATTTACGATATTGTTTATATGCAAGTTTGATAATTCTGCTTCTACCAATGAGAACTGCATTGCAGATACCCAATCAGGCAAACTATAATAGTATAAATTTGGACTATAATTCTTTACCCAGAATATCTCCATCTTTTCATTAGAAGTCCCAAATGCAGGTATCTTTTTCTTATCTCTTACCTTTCTCTGGTCATTCCAATCTACACAATAATAATAATTTTCAATACGAGGATTGTCAAATATCTTTTCAGCACGAAGTGTTTGTGCAGGGACGTGATACAAACGAATTATCTTTGTATGGTCATCATTCCAATATACTTGAAACGCTGCATTACCAAATAACTTTAAGTCAAATGCTGCTCTCTTAACATCTTCTTGTGGAATGATGCGAGTAAGAGTTGTATTAAAGCTTTCATCCTTTGAGTATAATCCTTTACCATAAATTAAATCAGCTATACCTTCGATACATGCTGCATTGGTTGTAGAGGTATTGTATGCAACTGTAACTGCATCAAAGAAGTCATCATGTCCGTATACACCAAATGGAACCCATGCATGTCTAGTTTTAGTATCCTCTGTTATTATTGGTAGTGCGTTATTTCCGTTTACATTCACTACTGATAAGTTTAATTCTTTATTCATATTCTATTTTTTCTAAATTTTATACTACTATGTAGTCGTAGTTGTAGTTGTAGGCGCCAATGTAGTTGTTGTTGTAGTTGTTGCAGGTGCTGCCTGTGACCATACAATATATTCATTCGTACTATCTCTACTAATGAATGTTTCACTTTCAGGTATTTGGTTTACATATCCAGGTTTATCAATGGATTGTGATACGAATACTGCAAGAGAACCATGCCACACATCTTCACAATAAGTAAATGGTGTAGTTGAGTTAGATATAGCAGGTGTTAGATACATTCTGTATTGGTCTCCTACTACTGAATTGCTTGAAATAGATAAATTAAATGACATGCTAACAATACTTTCACACTCATTATAAGACCATTGTCCAGGCCCATTAATGAATGAGTAGTTATCTTGCGTCATCATATTTTGTAAAGTGACTTTCATATAATTACTGCCAGAACATATTTGTTTCGTTCTTATAGTGTAATCATTGTATCCACCTAGGTAATAAGTAAGCATTATGTTGATTTAGTTAATTAGTACATGTATTTAACAATCTAATATCTCAAAATAGTGAGTAAATAAAAAACCCCACTCAATTAAGAGTAGGGTTAATATATTTTAGTAATGCTATACTGATTAGCTATTAGTTCCGTAAACAACGGTTGGATTTGAACCAACACCTGCGAATGGATTTGAGATAGTCGAACCGCTAATGAAAGCTGCTGGTAATTTTTCCATACCAGTAAATACAGCTGAGTAACCGTAAAGGTCGCCCATTGCTGCTCCTGTTTGGATTGTACCTGCAGTTAAATCTGCTCCTTCTACTTCACCTACTAATAAAGCATCTCCGTTTTGTGTATGAACAACGATTTGAGGTCTACCATAAGCCATAAGCTTTAATTGGGTAGTCATTTCGTTTGTCAATTTCTTTAAGTTAAGAGTTAACTCTTGTGTAAAGAAAGTTGTACCGTTTTCACGAGATGTGTTAACTGTCTCAGTATACGCACTTGTTCCTTTTAACTGATAGTAGTAAACTGTGCTTCCTGAAGGGAATGCAGTTACTTCTCCAGCTACGTTCTTAGTGAAAGACCCGGTAGTAAAGTTTAAAAAGTATACGCCAGCTATACCACCGATACTATCTTTACATACTTCATTTCTTCCAGCTGATAAATTACAAGCCATATTGATTAAGTTTTATTTTGTTAGTTAAAAAAGGGTGAGTGTTTCTACCCACCCTTTAATTATTTTTTATTAGTAAGCACC